TGGGCATCCCTGCTGTTTTTCATGCGAGGATAGGGCCCGAGCTCGGTAATAGACAAGCAGTGATGAGCGGTCAAAGAGTAATCGGCTTTAGCTGCCCAGCCAGCGCCGCAGCGGTCCCAGCCTTCGCCGTAAACCCACTCGCATCACCCGGGCTCGGCGTCGGCCCCGGCTGGTGAGTGTGCCCGGCCAGCTGCGTGTTCATCGCTTCCACCAGGTCGAGCAGATCGCACACCACCTGGAGCAGATTGACGCCCTCGGAGCCCAGCCACGTCTTCGGCGCGATGCTGCGGCGGATGCCCTGGATGCGCTCCTGCATGTCGCCGCCGATCGTGGCGTTGAGCTTCTGGCCGACCACCAGGTTGAGGTCGCGGCCGGTGGCCTGGTGCAGATCGTCCACCGCGGCGAGGCTGGCGGATCCGCCGGATAGCAGCTTGAGGGCCCCCAGCGCCTCCACTTTCTTGATGCCACCCACCAATTCGGTGGAGTGGTCGTCCACCTCCACCGTGTGGTTCTGGTAGCGCTCGGTGTTGTCCAGGGCTTCCACCTGGCGCTCCACCGCCTTGTCCTCGATCTTGCCGTCCGTCTGGCGCAGCCAGTTGCCGTCGGCGTCCACGCGCTGCTGGCAGGCCTCGCTGTGCTGCCACACCTGGTCGCCCTTCGGCACGCGCGGCAGGCTCAGCCCGTGCGGCAGCACGGTCTGGATGAATGGCTTGTGGGGCAGGCCATAGGCGAAGCACACCACCACCACCGTGCCTTCCTCTGCGAAACCGAAGAAACCCGCTTCCTGCCCGCCATTCGGCGCCGGCAGCGGCACGCTGGAAAGAATCGGCAGATCCGGATCGGGCTCGCCGTCGGGCAGCAGCACCTCCACATCCACGGCGAAGCGCGGGCGGAAGTCGTCGCACAGGCCGGGCGCCGCTGGCGCATCCGGTACCGCCACCACGCGGCCGAAGCGGGGCAGGTGATAACCGCCGGTCAGCTCGGGGAATTGCCGCTCTACGCTGCGGCGGATTGCGTCGTCCATCGGATGGCCATCTTGTTGTCAGCGAGCGTCACGCTGGTGATCCGCTCGCCCTGGTTGATCGTTGCACCAGGGCGCAAGCCGGGCAGGGCCGCGATCATGGCGCTCTGGTTGCCCTGGTAACCGTCGAACAGCTCGACCGGCAATTGCAGCGGTGCTCGAGCACCGAAGAAGCTATCCGCCCAGCTGCCGGCGAATAGCTCGCCGTCGCCCTGCTGCTGCCAGATGAAATCGGAGATGTTGAACACGCGGGCCAGGCTGTCCATCGCCTGGTACCCGGCGGCGAGGCTGTAGAAGAAGGGCGCCTTCACCTTTGCATAGGGCCGCTCGGGCACGCGGAAGCGGAGCCCGGTTTTCTCGCTGACGGCAGCGAGCACCATCGTCATGTCGACATGGCGCAGGTTCATCGGCATCGGGTTCGCCAGGATCGCCGCCAGCTCTCGGCACATCAGCACCTGCTGCACGCGGCTGGCCGCGGTGCAGCGCTCCACGTAGCCGATGAAGTGGCGCTGCAGCGTCGCCTCGTTGTAACCGATGTCGAGCGTCACCAGCCCCTTCACCGGGGCGTCGGCCTGGATGGTGAACGAGGCGCGGCCAGGGCTTTTCAGCTCCAGCCGCACCTCGTCCTTGACCAGCGGGTAGGCGATGCCGCCGATGGTCAGCACCTTGTGCAGCTTCATGCTCATGACGAACCGCCCAGGTAGTTGTCCAGCTTCTTCAGCGTCGCCTCGAAGCCGGTCAGTTCCTGTCCTGGTGCGGCTGATCCATCGCCGGCGGCGGTGCCGGTCGAGCTGACCGCCTGCCCGGGCGCGGACTGGCTGGTGACCGCGTTGGGCTGGCGGCGTTTCTCCACCCGCTCGGGGTTGGAGAGCTTTTCCGCCAGGGTGAACTGCACGCGCCACGCCGCCAGGGTGTCGTCCTCACGCGCGCTGACGCCATCGGAGAACTGCACCTGGCGCACGCCGAACGCCGTGGCGGTGTCGTTGACGATGCGGTACGTCTTCAGCTGACCGCCGCCTTCTGTGGCCTCGGCCAGACGCATCAGGTTGCGCAGTTGCTCCTGATCGGCGAAGCGGATCAGTAGCGAGACGGTCAGCGTCTTCGGTTTGAAGCCCTTGTGCGCCGAGGTGCTGTTGCTCGTCTGCCCGGACATATCGTCGCTTTCGATGCGCAGGTTGGCCGTGATCTTCAGCCCCTTGCCCTGCACCTTTTCACCGTCGAGCAGCAGCGTCATAGGCCTACCAGCTCCCGTACAAAGCTCAGCCCATCCAGCGAGCCCACCAGCAGCAGGCCCGCGCTCAATACCCATTCATGCCCGGGCGCATCACCCTCGAGCAGCTGCCGGCGCAGCTCGCTGGCATCGCCAGGGCCGATCAGCCGGGCGCGCATGCTGGTGTCGGCGCTGCCGTTGGCCAGCAGTGCCTT